ATTATAAATTTAGTGAAGATAAAACTTTAAATGAATTAGAAAAATACATTGACTCAACCTATGATATGCATTATAGTAAGAGTAAGTTCCAAGCAACTGAGTTTATCTTAGATGCTGGACACGGTGAAGGATTTTGTATCGGTAATATACTCAAGTATGCCCAACGATATGGAAAGAAGAATGGTAAGAATAGGGCTGACTTACTAAAAGTGATACATTATGCTATAATAGCATTATCAATTAATAATGGAGAAAGTGATGAAACTAAGTAATAACACAATAAGTGTATTAAAAAATTATGCTTCTATTAATCAAAACCTAGTGATTAAAGAAGGTAAAGAACTAACAACAATGTCTGCAATGAAAAACATTATTGCAAGAGCAGAGGTAGAAGAAGAATTTCCACAAGAGGTTGCAATCTATGACCTTAATGAATTTTTATCTTGTCTATCTTTATTTAAAAGTCCAAATTTAGAATTTGACAGTACTTTTGTAACAATTACAGAAGAAAATAATCCTAAGACTGCTCTTAAATATTTTTACTCAGACCCAAGTGTTGTAACAACACCAAGTAAAATGATTACTATGCCAAGTAATGAAATAACATTTACTTTAGATAGTTCAACATTATCTAACATTACAAAAGCAGCTGCTGTAATTAGTTCAGCTGATTTAGTATTAGAAAATACTAGTGGTACTTCTTCTTTAACTGTAAAAGATAAAAAGAATGATACTGCAAATAGTTATTCTATGGGTGTTGAAACAGAAGGTGAAGGTAATTTTAGTTTCTTCTTCAAAGTAGAAAATCTAAAACTTATAGATGGTAAATATACTGTTGAGGTTTCTTCCAAAAACATTTCACATATGAAAAATGAAAGCACTCCAGTTGAGTATTGGATTGCACTTGAGCCAGAATCAAACTATTCAGTTTAATCTAGGAGTTATATTATGGAAGAATTTCTGTGGGTGGAGAAATACCGTCCAAACAACATAGGTGATTGTGTATTACCTAAAGAACTAAAAACAACACTAAGTGAATTTGTCAAAGACAAGAAAATACCAAATCTAATTTTATCTGGAGGGCCAGGTGTAGGTAAGACTACAGCTGCAAAAGCAATACTAGATGAAATTGGTGCAACGTCAATGATGATAAATGGTTCTGAAGAGTCTGGTATAGACGTACTGAGAACTAAGATTAAGAACTTTGCTTCTACTGTATCCTTAGAGGGTACTGGAAGAAAGTATATTATCCTTGATGAGGCAGACTATCTAAATCCACAATCTACTCAACCAGCCCTTCGTGGGTTCATGGAAGAGTTCAGTAACAACTGTGGGTTTATCCTTACTTGTAACTACAAGAATCGTTTGATACCACCACTACACAGTCGTTGTAGTACTATAGATTTTCGTATACTCAATAGTGAAAAACCACAACTTGCAAAAGAGTTTTTTGTGAGGGTTCAAGACATTCTAAATAAAGAGAAGGTAGAATTTGAAGTCAAAGTTGTGGCTGAAGTTCTTAACAAATACTTTCCAGACTGGAGAAGAGTTTTAAATGAACTCCAAAGATATTCTGCATCTGGTAAGATTGATTCTGGAATATTAACAAATTTATCAGAGGTAAATATAAATGAACTTATGCAAGCACTTAAAAAGAAAGAGTTTACGGTTGTTAGAAAATGGATTGTTCATAATCTTGATAACGATCCAAGTCGCATTTTTCGCCGTATTTATGATAATCTGTATGATAATGTGGACGCTGTTACTATCCCCCATGCTGTTATTATACTTGCAGAGTATTCTTACAAATCAGCGTTCGTAGCTGACCAAGAGATTAATATGTTAGCATGTCTTACAGAAGTAATGGGTCAGGTTAAATTCAAATGATAGATGTATGTGACAACGTACTAGAACCTCATGTTGCAGAACTAATTGATATGCAACTGAGAGATGTATCTTGGAAGTACAACTACGACTCTGTAAAGAATGGTAAGAACAAACATTGGCATATATTCTGTGGTCACACTCCACAGGAGTGCCATGACAATGGCTATGGTGACCTTATTCCTATTTGGAATTTTATTACTAAACACAATCCACGACTTGAGATGGAACGTGCATATCTTAATGCTCACACACATGGTATTGAACCACACAGGCACGTAGATGATGGTGATTTTACAATCATATACTACCCTAGAATGGACTGGCAGATGTCATGGGGTGGTGGAACTCTTATAGAGGGTGATTACAATAACGGTCATTTAGAGGATAAATTTATTGACTATAAAGGAAATAGATTAATAATATTTACTGCTGGTAATCTACATCAAGCTCAACCAGTTTCAAGAGAGTGTTACGAACTTAGAACATGTGTTGTATTTAAAACAAATTTAAAGAAAGATTAATTATGTATGAATTGAAAGAATATTTAAATGCAGTTAATCACACTAAAGAACCTCTTATGGATACTGAAGATGAGGTCTGGGAGAAGAAGTATCCACCCTTTATTGTGAATAAATGTATTGCACCGTTTCAAGATACGATTATGCTTGTAAACGAAATGAACCGACTCCACCACCTAGATAAGAAACTACAGTTTGATTTTTTACTAAATAGTATCAGAACAAGGAAAAGATTTGCGCCTTGGATGAAAGCGAACAAAATAAGTAATCTAGAGTATGTTAAAGAGTTTTATGGATACAGTAATGCAAAGGCAAAGTCTGCTCTTACCATACTCACTAATGAACAAGTAAAACAAATAAAGACTAGTTTGAACAAAGGTGGAAAAAATGGAAAGCATTAATTGGACACAGGAGCAGATGCTAGAGGTTACTCTGAAAGAACCAGATGACTTCTTAAAGGTAAGAGAAACTCTTTCTCGTATCGGTGTGGCTTCTAGAAAAGAAAAAACATTATATCAATCATGTCATATCTTGCACAAGCAAGGGAAGTATTATATTGTACATTTTAAAGAGTTGTTTGCTCTTGATGGTAAAGACACAAATTTATCAGAAAACGATATTGCAAGACGAAATACAATTACAAATCTTTTAAACGATTGGGGATTAATTGAAGTGAAGGGTGACCTAGAACCTATGGCTCCTTTAAGTCAAATTAAGATACTCTCATTTCGTGAGAAAGATGAATGGACATTAGAAACAAAGTATGCTATCGGTAAGAAAAAAGAAGACTGATGGGAAAATTTGCTGAATTTCTAAAAGAACAAGATAACGAAAAACCTTATAAACTTTTAGTTGTATCAACTCGTTCGCCTAAAAACAGAATGTTTCATACTACTCAAAGATTAATAGACGAATCTAAATCTCGTAATATTGATGCATATGCTTTATTTGCTGAATCTGCTAATATAGATAGTGTGAATAATCAAGTTTGGAACTCTGGTGAAGATAAATTTTCTATAGACCCAAATAATACGATTGCAATTATTCGTGGTTCTGTTGCTCAAAAAGATGCATATATGAATTTGGTTTCACAATTAGAAAAGATGGGTGTTGCTGTTGTTAATAGTAGAGAAACAATTGGTATGTGTGCCGATAAATATAGGACTAGTTTAAGACTTGCAGAAAAAGACGTTGCAACACCAAAAACATCTTTATTACAAAGTATTGAAACATTACAAGATACTTTAGATACAGTTGAAGAAACTTATCCACTTATTTTAAAAACTCTTAGGGGTTCTAAAGGTATTGGAGTTATTTTTATTGAATCTCGCAGACAATTAGATTCTATTATTCAGTTGTTGTGGAAACAAGATGAAAATACAGAGCTTCTTTTACAGACATATATTAAATCTGACCATGATGTTCGTGTTTTAGTTTTAGGTGATAAGGTATTTGCAGCCATGAGGAGAGATGTTTTAAAGGGAGATTTTAGAAGTAATGCTTCATTAGGTGCAAAAGTTAAAGAATATAAATTGAGTGAGGAAGAAAAACAACTTTGTATAAATGCACATAAAGCTGTAAATGGTGTTTATACTGCTGTTGATTTTATTAAAAACGGCAATGACAGTTATGTTTTAGAGGTAAACAGTTCGCCTGGTACTTCTGGTATTGAAGAGGCTACTGGCAGAAATCTTATGGGAGAACTTTTAGAATACTTTATGGATAGAGATAACTGGAATTATGTTGGAAATGAGATTGGAAGATTAGAAAGAATAAAAATTGAGGGTGTTGGTGAGGTTGTTGCTAATTTTGATACTGGTAATAGTGCCAGATGTATTATTCATGCAGATGAATATGAGGTAAAAAATAAACAAGTTATTTGGAAATCGTTTGGTAAAACCTATAAGAACAAACTTTTAAAAATGGGTAAATGGGAACGAGGTGCTTTAAATGCTAAAGTTATAGAAAGACCAATCATACTTTTAGATATTACGTTTAATGGAACACTTTATAAAAATGTTAAGTTTGCTCTTGATGACAGAACAGAAAAAACAACAAAGTGTTTAATGAATCAAGACTTTATGCAAAGAACAAAAGTTTTAATAAATCCATCAAGAAAATTTATTGTAACGGAAATTTACGATAAATTTGAAATTTTTTAAAAATAGAAATAACTGGAGAAAATAATGAGTAACAATCTGATAAACGCACTAGCAAAAAGATACGAAGCTGACATTCTAACAGCCAAAGCAAACATAGAAATATACA